CAGACTAAAGCTTTTATTGTATTGGTAGGGGTTGTATAAAGTTAGAATTTAGAAATCTAAAATTCAACAACCCCTAGACCTAAAAGACCTAGGGGTTTTTTATTGGGGATTTGTGTAGTGGTAGCACAGGAGATTTTGAATCTCTTAGTACAAGTTCGATTCTTGTATCCCCTGCCAAGAATATGGAAGATGCAGCGGGGTTAAAGCTTTAAGGTGAAGCAACGGACTTTTAATCCGTAGAAAAGGGATCGTTACCCTTTAGCCCTACCAAGTTTTTTCGGGTTAGTTTAATGGTAAAATTCGTGCTTTGGGAGCATGTGTCGAAAGTTCGATTCTTTCACCCGAAACCAAATAAGTAAAAAGTACGCCCTTTTAGTTTAATGATAAAACGACTGTTTTGTAATCAGTTGATGGCAGTTTGATTCTGTCAAGGGGCACCAATAATTATAGGAATTTATTATGCCAAGTGTATTTCTAGTAAGTGATACCCACTTTGGTCATCTTGGTGTATGTAAATTCACAAGAAATGACGGAGTGACAAAATTAAGACCATGGGATAATCCTGATGAGATGGATGAAGAAATGGTTAAAAGATGGAACGAAACAGTTCGACCAAATGATAAAGTATATCATCTTGGTGATGTTGTTATTAACCGCAAGGCTATGGGGATTATGCGTAGACTGAACGGTGATAAAGTTTTGATTCGTGGTAACCATGATATCTTCCGTGATGATGAATACAGGGAACATTTTCGTGAGCTTCGTGCATATCATGTAATGAACGGAATGATTCTGTCTCATATTCCAATTCATCCAGAAAGTCTTGGAAGATTTGGAACAAACATTCACGGACACACACATGCAAATCGTGTGATGAATGGTAAAGTAATTGATGTTCGTTATCATTGTGTTTGTGTTGAACAAACAGATTTTAGACCTATTCTTTTTGAAGATGTCATTAAACGAATCAAAGAAGAAGGTGGTGAGACTGGTTTTCGTAATGGAAATGGACCGACAATTGATTGATGCCTCCGAGAGTCCAAGAGTTTTGATTGGGGCACCAATAATTATTTTCGTAACATAACTTAAAAGGAGAAACAAACAATGAATTACTGGGGTGAACATCTAATTTTGGATTGTGCCGCTGGCAACGATAACATCAAAGACCGTCAAAGTGTGTATAATTTCGTAAAGGAGTTAGTGCCTGCAATTGATATGAAGGCATTTGGTGAACCTTTGATCGAACACTTTGCTGCACATGCTGAAGACAAGGCAGGATTTTCTCTGGTGCAATTGATTGAGACTTCTTGCATTACTGCTCACTTTGTAAATTCCTGTGGTGATTTCTATCTGGATATTTTCTCATGCAAGCACGTTGATGAAAAGATTGCCATTGAGATTGTCAACAAGTATTTTGCACCCAAGACAATCAAGAAGCACTTTCTAACACGACAAGCTTAGTATAATCGATTTAGGTTTACGCCCTCCTACTCCAATTGGTAGAGAGAACGGTCTTAGAAGCCGTGAAGTCTCAGTTCGAATCTGAGGGAGGGCATTAAATTTCTGGCGTTAGTATAATGGATAATACCGTAGGTTTCTACCCTTCTAATGGGAGTTCGATTCTCTCACGCTGGACCAAATTTTATAATGTCATAAAAAACATGTAGCTGAGGATTCTCCGACAGCAGAACTAACTAAATATGCTAGTTATTGAATTATTTCATGGTTATTGATTGATTTTTGTGATGCAAGGGATTATACAAACAATCGAGGAAAAAAACAACCATGAAAAAAATCTTAGCATTTGCCGCTATGATTTCGTTATGTGCATCAACATTGGCTCAAGCAGAGCCAATCGTTACTGATTCAACTTCCAGAAGTATAACCGACTCTACGTCAAACAGCACAACAACAGTAAAGTCACCTCCACCAACAGCAGTTGCACCAGCAGTTACAATTATTAATTCGGATGTTTGTGCTGTTGGTATATCTGGTGCTGCTCAAACTCAAATTTTAGGTATCAGTTTTGCTGCTACCATGGTTGATAAAAACTGTGAAAGGCTTAAACTTGCTCGTGGCATTTACGACATGGGTATGAAAGTTGCCGCTGTTGCCGTTATGTGCCAGGATGAAAGAGTATTCTCTGCCATGATGAACGCAGGAACTCCATGTCCTATTGATGGTAAGATTGGTGAAGCTGCCAAAGAAATTTGGGCAGCAGATCCTAAGCGTCAACCACAAAAAGTTAAAAGTCAGGAATAATCAGTGAAGTTTTTGGTTTTTCTTTTGCTTAGTTGTTTAATGAGTATCTCAGTTACACAAGCACAATTATTAATTCCAGGAACTAATCTAACTGTGATTACAGTTAATGGTGGAACAGGTAGTTTAGTATCAATTCCAATTCCTGGAGGATCTGGATTATCAATTTCAGTGGGTCAAGGCTCTGCTGCACTTCCACTTCAAAACATTAATAACATGACAGATTCCACTTCCGCTCAACTTGGTGATGATGGGTGGAAAGATGTTCCACTATCATTTCAATTTCCATATTGGGGCCAGGCATTTAATCAATCCACAATGTATAGCAATGGTGTTGTTCAGTTTGGTAGACCAATAGGCAATGGTTGGCCAGATTGGAATAATTCTTTCTGCTGTCATGGTTCAAATTTAACCACAAATACAAATACTGGTTATAATTATTCTATTATGTCACTATGGACAGACTTGGTTGATTTTGATGGCAACACTACTTACTATCGTGGAACAACAGACTCTATGACTTATGGATGGTACAATCAAAGTCAGTATGGACAAATAAATAATAGAAACACTTTTGAATTAAAAATAAACAATACTGGTGCATTTGATGTTCGTTATGGCGGCACATTTGTTTCTTCAACTCAGGGCGTTACTATCGGCACGACTGGAGATTTATCACAAGGTCAATATGTGCAACTTTATAATGGAATGGGATTTACTGGTCCAACGGCTGGGTTTAGTTGGGAAGCTTCAAGTGGCACTAATGCTGTTGACCAATGTATTATTAATCCACTATCGTCACCTTCATGTTCAGGATACCAAGCAGCATATCTTACTCAACAATGCTCTATAAGTGCATTATTTGATTTGTCGTGTTCAGGATATCAAATTGCATACTTTAATCAACAATGCTCATTGAATACATTATATAATTTGAGCTGTCCAGGCTATGCTTCTGCTTACTTAACACACCAATGTTCTGTAAATCCTCTATATTCAACTACATGTAATGGATACGGACAAGCATACTTAAATTCTCGATGTATCATTGATTCATTATATAGCAACAGATGTGAAGGTTATGCTACTGCTTATGCTATCAAGTATCTAGTGCCTAACATTGATTCAACTGCTGTCAATGCATCGTTATCAAACACAGCTGCAACAAGAGTTAATGATCCAGTAAATACTATTGTGGCCACAAATACTGCCAGTACAACAATCAGTAATGACGGCACAGTTTCTACTGGAGTGTCAATCACTGGTGATACCAATGTAGATAGAGCAATTACTGTTAGAGCATCAACAGCTAATGTTGCAATTGCACCAGGTGCAGTTCAGTTGGTGCCACCGCCACCCCCACCACAACAACAGATGGCTCAAAATGAACCAAGGGGTGATAACAAACAAGAGGATAGAAAAGATGATACTTCGAAAGGCTCTGGAGGCAGTTCTTCGTCACAGAATTCTAATAATTCTCAAGCGTCACCTGATAGACCAGCAGCACCAACGGCTCGACAAGCAATCCAAGAACGAAGAGAGGCTGCAGCACTAGCATCAGCCGTAGAAAAGGGTAAAGACCTTTCCAATGAAATGGGCAAAGCATCTGATTTAGAAGCACAAAAAGCAGTTCAGAATATTGTCATTCAGGCGATGGGCTTCACTTCTGGATTTGATGCTTATAGTACACAGCTAATCACGCAACAACAATTCTATAAACCATATCAAGTTTATGGCAATCAAAAAACAGTTGATAATCGTGCCAATCTAAGAATGTTTGGTGGTACTGATAGATTACATAATGAAATGGTGGAGCAGCAATATGAAGGTAGATAATATAAGGAAAATAAAATGACAGCAAATAATAAGAACCTTGATGAAAAGGTCGAGCAGCTAGAAGAGGCGGCAAAAAAATACGCAAGTAAATATACTGTCATCTCAATAGGAGGTTATGAATTTACTCCTGCGAAATTGATGATAGCATTCACATTAGTGTCATCTATGCTTGGTGGTCTATATGGTGCATTTGAAATTTATAAAGACTATCAAGGAATGAAGAAGAAGATTACTGAATACATCTCACCAGATTTATCCGTCTTTGATAAAAGATTAGCGGTGATTGAAGAAAACAGCCAGAAAACTACCGATTACACAAGAGACATTAAGAATGATTTGAAGCAAGATTTGCGCCGCCTTGAAGTGGTTGTTGAACAGGTAGAGAGAACCACAAAACAGGCACAACGGGAATCTGAAGATGATGTTCGCCAATTGAGAAAAGAACTTGATAGTAAAATACAAAAGGCTTTGGATAATCCACTATCAAGGTAAAAAAAGGCAACCATCGCAATGATGGTTGTTTTCTTACAATAGTTACCTTTTTTGCAGCTTGACAGGCGCCATAGGTTGTGATATAATGTGTATCTAAATCAAATATTATGAGGGTTTTATAATGGCAAGAGTGCTAGATGCTAACACACTTTATTCAGGTACTGAACCAAAAATTGTTGGTGATTTAACTCGTTTGCAGCTAACGAAAGCCTTGAATTGGTATTCCCAAAACAAGGATGCCAAAGATGCCCTAAGATGGGCAAGTGAATATCTCAACAAAAAACTCAAATTAAAAATCTCTGAAGTAAACATTAAAAACCAAACCAGTTCATTTGGTTGGATTTGCCGTATTGTAAACAATGGCGGTATTCTACCCAAAGAGAATACAAATTGGTTGGGAGATGAGATTGAAAAGTTGAAATTGGTAAAAGAACCAATTATTGACATTTCTTCAACAAAATCAATTTCTATAATTCCATCAATTCAGGAAAGAATCAAAGATTCCGCTTCTCGCATTATTGGTGAATTAGATGGATTTGTTGATGACTTTGTTTTGAATGGCTGTAAAGAGTCCAGTAAAACTCCTAGAGGTATGATGGTCGAATTGAAAGCAAAATTTGTCCACACTAAGGCGATTGTTGAACACTACAAAAAAGTCCGTGGAGAGATTGCAGAAGCTCTTGTTGGTGATGATGAGCAATTGACAGAGGGTTATTCTAATTTCAATAAAGTTGAATTGAAGCGATTTGAAGCATTTCTTTCAAAAATGATTGATGATGCTTTGATGTTGGAAGATGAATCTAAAAAGAATCGTACACCAAAAAAGAGAAAAGTTAAATCACCCGATGAATTGATTGTTAACCTAAAATATTGTATTGAAGATGAAGCGACTAAATTTAAGTCGGTAGATCCAAAATCAATCATTGGTGCTTCTGCTCTTTGGGTATATAATGCAAAGACTAGAAAACTTGGTTGTTACTTTGCTGATGATGCGGGTGGATTATCAATTAAAGGCTCAACAGTTGTAAATTACACCGAAAGTAAATCGGTACAAAAGAAGTTGAGAAAACCAGAACAATTTATTTCAGAAGTCATTGGTGGCGGAAAAGTGTTTCTCAAAAATGTTATAGATAGTATTCAGACAGTAGAATCTCCTTTATCAGGAAGGATCAGCGCTGATACGGTATTGATTAGGATTATAAAATGAAAATTGCAATTTTGCGATCCAATTTCTTCGTGAAATGCCTTTTTTAATTATTTCGCATATACTTGGTTTGCTTATATTGTATTTTTTGTGAAACGCAGGCCTGTCGCCAGTAAAAACTTCACCTGTTTTAGTATTTGTAAATGTGTAAATTTTGGCATCATATCTTGGATTATTTTTACCTGAATTATTTTTGCCTTTAGAATTTTCGCTTCTTAATTTTTTTAATTGATTTGCTTTTTCAAGGCCATATAATTGTTCATACGATTTACCTTTAAACATTTTTGTAGCCCTTTTAGAAGAAGCTTCACAAACTTCTTTTGAGTGAGTTTTGCCAAACATACCGTTTAGTTTACCTTTCAATATTGGACCTCTATTTCCACCTATTGTCATGTTGTATCCATCATTTAAAGAGTTATTTTCTTTTATAAAATATGGTTCCATTACATTTAGTGTATAGTTTTCATCATATGATTGGTATAAAACTTCCCAAGTAAAATTATCCCAACCATATTTACGAATAGCATTGTAGAATATGATATTGCTATTTAATTTTTGAGAGTTTCTTTTGTGGGATTTTTGTCTGTTTGGCCAGTGGGAATCAAAACCAATATAAGATTTATCAGTTAAGATATTGGTGGCTTTATAGATGGAATATATAGTTGACATGGCTGTGTCCTTGTATTATGGTTTGACATAGAGCTAGTAGATGTTGATAGCATCGTGACTAGCATCCTATTTATATAATTTTTTGGACTTTTTACAATGAAACATAAAGGAAATGGTGTCGGAGGCTTGCGTATCGCAGTTGCCTCCGACCTTTAGTGACTTCACCTAGAGTTTGGTGATATTAATTTGCAGAATACAGAAAATGCCGATGTGTTAATACTCGGTGGTGATATTTGTTTGGCTGCCGATATTGGTCGACCAGACCCACACAATATTATGGAGGGCGCCCGTAGTAATCGTATTACCGATTTCTTCAAGCGTTGTTCATTCCAATTTCCACATGTGATTTATATTATGGGTAACCATGAACACTATAATGGTGATTTTGCCACAAGTGGAAACAAAATCAAATCAATGTTAGAATCTAATATGTTGAGCAATGTTTATTTTCTTGACAAAGAAGTTAAGATTATTGATGATGTAACCTTTGTTGGTGGAACTCTGTGGACTAATATGAACAATAGCGATGAAATGACTATGAATCATGTTAGCCGTAGAATGAATGATTTTCAATGTGTTAAGAATAGTCTTCGTGTGATTTCTAGGAAAGTTCCAATCTATGAACTAAATCCCAATTATACAGAAGATGGTGTAAATGGCGGTATGTACGCTACAAAAGAGAATGGTGCTTACACCGTAATTGGTCATAAGAGGAAAGAAGAGATTTCTCATTTTTCACCAGAAGATTCTGTTGTTGACCACAAGAAAATGATTGAATACATTCAGACTGTGATTGAAGGTAAGTTTGACCAAAAGTTTGTTGTTGTTGGTCATCATGCACCTAGTAAGTTGTCTACTCATGCTCGTTATAGGCATGACACATTAATGAATGGTGCATATAGCACTTCATTGGATGAATACATTATTGATCATCCACAAATTAAATTGTGGACTCATGGACATACACATGAAGATTTTGATTATATGCTTG